GGTCGGCGTGATCAATGTGCCGGTGCACACGCCGCCGCCCGCGGCGACCACGGTGACAATGGCGCGCGCGATGGTCTCGCGCGGCGCGGTGCGGCTGCCGGTGACGGCATGCGACGGTTGCGTGAGCGCGAGGAGCGAGATTGCGGCGGCGAGGAAGCGGCGAGGCGAACGGATCATCGCTCACGATGAGCCCTGATGCGCGCGCTTTGTCAACCGCGAGGCAACGGAACAAACCCGGTCATCCCGGCGAATGCCGGGATCCATAACCACCGGCCTCTCGAAAAGACGGGATGCTGATCTTCATCTTTGCAGCAACGCCGACAGGGGTGATGGGTCCCGGCGTTCGCCGGGACGACCGTTCCGATATTTTTCTCAAACTGGATAGCCGAAGTCATGCCCGCATTTCTTCTCACGCCGCCCGCGCTCGAGCCGCTGTCGCTTCCTGAGGCGAAAAATTTTCTGCGCGTGGAGCACGACGCCGACGACGTATTGATCGCGTCGCTGGTGTCGGCCGCGCGCAACCATGTCGAGGCCATGGCGCGCAGCGCGCTGATCGCACAGACCTGGCGGCTGGTGCTCGACCGCTGGCCCGATGACGGACGCATTGCGCCGCGCATCGGGCCGCTGCGGGCGCTGTCCGCCGCGCGCGTGTTCGATGCGGCGGGCGAGGGACGCGAGCTGGATCCGGATACGTTCGTGGTGGATCGCGCTGCGAACGTGGTCGCCGCGCCGGGCTGGTCGCTGCCCGCGCCGGGGCGCGGGGTGGCGGGAATCGAACTCGATCTCGAGGCCGGTTTCGGCGAGGCCGCGTCCGATATTCCGCCGCGGCTGTTGCAGGCGCTGCGCATGCTGGTGGCGCACTGGTATGAAAATCGCGGCCTGATCGCCATCGGCCAGACCGTGGCGATGATGCCCGCCACCGTCAACGCGCTGATCGCTTCGCATCGGGTGCTCTCGCTATGATCGATCCGGGACAACTCAAGACGCGCCTTGTGGTGCAGCAGCCGGTGGAGACGCCGGACGACCAGGGCGGCGTGACGCGCGCGTGGACCACGTTCGCCACCGTGTGGGCGCAGGTGACGCCGCTTGCGGCGCGCCGCGAGGTACAGGCCGATGCGGATGGCGCGACGCAGGCCTATCGCATCGTCCTGCGCAGCAACCTCTCGCTGACGTTGCAGCATCGCTTCGGCGACGGGGCGCGCATCTACCGCATTGTCGCGATCCGCGAGCGCGATGACCGGCGCTTGGTCGAGATCGATGCGGAGATGCGGGTGGGGTGATGATCTTCACACCTCTCCCCGCCGGCGGGGAGAGGGGGCACGTCATGGCTCCATCGCCTCTCAAAACGAAAGATTGCATCATGACCACATCCAGCGTGGCGCTGCGCGCCGCGATCCATGGCGCGTTGCGCGCGGACGGCGCGCTCGCCGCCGCGCTCGGCGGCGCGCATGTCTATGACGAGCCGCCGAAGAACGCGGCGTTTCCCTATGTCACGCTCGGCGAGGCGCGGCTGATCGATGTCTCGTCAGATGACGGACCAACGCAGGAGCATCAATTGACGCTGCATGCCTGGTCGCGCGAGGGCGGCCACCGCGAGGCCCATGTCATCGCCGGCGCGCTGCTGCAGGCGCTCGACGACGCGCCGCTGTCGCCCGACGGGCATCGGCTGGTGAACTTGCGATTCACGATCGCCGACATCCGCCGCGAGTCCGACGGGCGCACCTATCACGCACTGGTGCGCTTCCGCGCCGTCACCGAACCTTTGTCTTGAGGAGAAACATCATGGCCGCCCAGAAAGGCAAGGACCTGCTCTTGAAGATGAGCGACGGCGCGAGCTTCGTCACCGTCGCCGGATTGCGCAGCCGCCGGATCGCATTCAACGCCGAAACGGTGGACGTCACCCATGCGGAGTCCGTCGACCGCTGGCGCGAATTGCTGGCGGGCGCGGGCGTCAAGCGCGCGGCGGTGTCGGGCAGGGGCTTGTTCAAGGATTCGGCATCGGATGCGATGGTGCGCCAGGCCTTCTTCGACGGCGCGTTGACATCCTGTCAGGTCGCGGTGCCGGACTTCGGCACCATCGAAGGCCTGTTCCAGATCTCCAGCCTCGAATTCGCCGGCGAGCATAACGGCGAGGTGACCTTCGACCTGTCGCTGGAATCGGCCGGCGCGCTGACATTCACGGCGGCGTAACGTCATTGCGAGGAGCACTTGCGACGAAGCAATCCATTCTTTGATTCTTCAAAAGGTGGATTGCTTCGCTTCGCTCGCAATGACGGGAACGGAGGAAACCTCATGCCCAACACCTATCGCGGTGAAATCGCAGCCGAACTCGGCGGCAAGCGCCGCACGCTGGTGCTGACGCTCGGCGCGCTGGCTGAACTGGAAGCGGCCTTCGGTGCAAGCGACCTGATGGCGCTGGCGGAGCGCTTCGGCTCGGGCCGGCTGTCGGCGCGCGATCTGGTGCGCATCATCGCGGCGGGATTGCGCGGCGCCGGGGAGACGATCTCCAATGACGAGGTTGCCGCGCTCACCGCCGATGGCGGCGCGACGGCTTATGTGCGCATCGCTGCCGACCTGATCGCGGCGACCTTCGATGGCGAAATGCGATGAATCCGTTCCCCTGGAGCGACGCCATCGGCTTCGGCCTCGGCGTGCTGCGACTGCCGCCGGAACAGTTCTGGCGGATGACGCCGCGTGAGCTGGCTTATGCGGTGCGTGCCGTTCGCGGGCCGTCGGGTGAACCGATGAATCGCGCGGCCCTCGACCGGCTCATGAGCCTGTTTCCGGATAAAGCTTAAGGGAGAATCCCATGACGGACTCATCCGGCGACGATCTGTCGCTGACGCTGAACACGCTCGGATTGCGGACGCGCGATCTTGCGCTCGGCGCCGGCGCGTTTTCGCGGGCGATGACCAGCGCGTTCTCGGCGTCGGTGGTCGGCGGCAAGCAGTTCGACGACGTGCTTAAATCGCTGACGCTGCGGCTGTCGGACCTCGCGGTGCGGATGGCGTTCAAGCCGCTGGAGAGCAGCCTGTCCAGCGGACTGAGCAGTTTATTCTCAGGCCTCACCGGAGCCACCACCGCGTCATCGGCCGTCAAGCTTGCGGCCGCATCCGGCGCGGTGAAGCCGTTCGCCAGCGGCGGCGTGATCGGCACGCCGACGTATTTTCCGATGATGCAGGGCGGCGTCGGCCTCGCGGGCGAGGCGGGACCGGAAGCGATCATGCCGCTGGCGCGCGGCCCCGACGGCAAGCTCGGCGTCGCCGGGCGCGGCGGCGGCAACAGCGTGACCATCCAGATCGCGACGCCGGACCTCGACAGCTTCCGCCGCTCCGAAACCTACATCACCGGCCAGATCGCCCGCGCCGTCTCGCGCGGGCAGCGGAGTTTGTGACGCTTGTCATGGCCGGGCCTGACCCGGCCATCCCGACCATGAGTGCACCGTGCCTGATCAATCGGGATCACCGGGACAAAAGGGCGTTCACGCCCGTCTTCGACGGGCTATGCCCGGTGATGACAACTGCAAGTGACGCATTGAAATGAGTTGCGGCCCGCCGCTCTTCAACCGGACATCGCCATGCCTGCCTTCCATGACGTGCTGTTCCCGCTCGACATCGCGCTGAAGAGCGCGGGCGGGCCGGAGCGGCGTACCGACATCGTCACATTCGGCTCCGGACGCGAGGAGCGTAATGCACGCTGGGCGCATTCGCGCCGCCGGTTCGATGCGGGTTATGGCGTCAAGACGCTGGATGCCTTGCAGGAGGTGGTCGCGTTTTTCGAGGAGCGGCGCGGGCAGCTCTATGGTTTTCGCTGGCGCGACCGGCTCGATCATTCCTCCGCATCGCCTGGCGCGAGCGTGACACCGCTCGATCAGGCGCTCGGCGCGGGCGACGGCACGCGCGCCGCGTTTCAACTGCTCAAGACCTATGGCAGCACCTATGCGCCCTATACACGCGCCATCGCCAAGCCGGTGCCGGGCAGCGTGCGTGTCGCGGTCGCGGGGCACGAAGTCGAATCCGGCAGCGCGTTCACCTGCGACGCCACCACGGGCATCGTCACCTTCTTGCCGGAGCATATTCCCGCCAGCGCCGAAGCCGTGACGGCGGGGTTCCTGTTCGACGTGCCGGTGCGGTTCGATACCGATTATCTCGAGGTCGATCTGTCCGCCTTCGCGGCGGGTGCGATTCCGAAAATTCCGCTGGTGGAGATCCGGCCGTGAGAGACATTCCATCCGCGCTGCAGACCAAACTGGATTCCGGCGTCACCACGCTGTGTCATTGCTGGAAGCTGACACGGCGTGACGGCGTGGTGCAGGGCTTCACCGATCATGACGACGATCTCGCGATTGATGGCGTGACCTACAAGGCCGGCACCGGTTTCACGTCGTCGGAAGCGACCAGCCGCTTCGGCCTGTCGGTGGACGGCACGGAAATCGCGGGCGCGCTGTCGGACGATGCGTTGCTCGAAAGCGATCTCGCGGCAGGGCGTTACGATGCCGCCGGCGTCGAGACCTGGCTGGTGGACTGGAGCGATGTGTCGCTGAAGGTGCTGACCGCGCGTTCGACGCTTGGTGAGGTGAAGCGCGAGGGGCAGGCGTTCAGCGCCGAACTGCGCGGGCTGGCGGACAGGCTGGCGCAGGAGAGCGGGCGGCTGTTCACCGCGCGCTGCAGCGCCGATCTCGGCGATGCGCGATGCCGGTTCGATCTGGCTGCGGCCGGACTCGAAGGCGAGGGCGGCGTGGCGTCGATCGAAGCCACGTCGGCGCTGGTCGCAACCGGGCTCGATGGGTTTGCCGAAGGCATCTTCACCGGCGGCAAGCTGACCTGGACGTCGGGCGCCAACGACGGCCTGTCGGTCGAGATCAAGGAGCATCGCGTTGTGTCCGGCCACGCGCGGCTGTCGCTATGGCAGGCGATGCCGGAGGCAATCGCGCCGGGCGACGCGTTCACGATCAGCGCGGGATGCGACAAGCGTTTCGTCACGTGCCGGGACCGCTTTCACAACGTGATCAACTTTCGTGGTTTCCCGCACATTCCGGGCAACGATTTCGTCATTGCCTCGGCGGAAGCCGGTGCGGGCAACGACGGCGGGTCGATGGCGGGGTGAGTGCGCTGTTCTTAACCTCTCCCCGTTCTTACGGGGAGAGGTCGTGAGCGAAGCGAGCGGGTGAGGGGTGAATGCGTTCGCGCTGTCGCCCCTCACCCCAACCCTCTCCCCGCAGGCGGGGAGAGGGAGCAGATCGCATCTGTTGCAGTCATTCCGCTCATTCCCTCGCAAGCGGGAAGCCAGAGTTTTGACAGTCTGGATCTCCGCTTTCGCGAGGACGACGATTTTTGAAAATTTGTCGGGATCGCTTTCATGGAGTCCCCTCTCACCCGCGCCGCTATCGTCACCGAGGCGCGCGCATGGATCGGCACGCGCTATCGCCATCAGGCATCGGTGAAAGGCGTCGGCTGCGATTGCCTCGGCCTCGTACGCGGCGTCTGGCGCACCTGCGTCGGCGCGGAGCCGGAATTGCCGCCGCCTTACGCGCCGGACTGGGCGGAAGCCTCCGGCATCGAGACGCTGGCGCAGGCCGCCACGCGTCATCTGGTGCCGGTGGAGCGAGACGATCTTCGCGGCGGCGATGTGCTGCTGTTTCGCTGGCGCGCCGGATATGTCGCCAAGCACGCCGCGATTGCGACCGGCGAGGGCACGATGATCCACGCGCACGATGGCGCGGCGGTATGCGAGGTCGCGCTGTCGCCATGGTGGCAGCGGCGGCTGGCCTTCGTGTTCCGGTTTCCGGGGGTGGAGTGATCGTCATTGCAATGACGTTTCTCTTTACCTCTCCCCG